ACCGCATTTGGATCTTACAGCCGTGGGCAAAGAGGCAGGAAGAATGGCCAACATTGTTATTGAATCAGGGCTCGGGGACCTGGAAGAGGTCTGGGGCAGTGAAGTAACATTATATTACCCTGGGTTGTATGCCGGACAAACAGATGTTGTAGGTGTATACGGCGGTAGACCTGCAATTATTGATTTCAAACAAACTAACAAACCAAAACAACGTGAGTGGATTGATGATTACTTTACTCAGCTGGCAGCGTACGCTATGGCCCACAACCATGTATATGGCACTGAGATACAGTCTGGAATCATTCTAATGTGTTCAAAAGATGGCTTCTTTCAGAAGTTTGAAGTGTTTGACAAAGAATTTCAAAGTTACATGCATGATTTCTTGAAAAAAGTTGACCAATATTATCAAAATGTACCAAAGACAGAGGAGGGCCAGGGTACAAAAAATGATTAAAAAGTATAATGAATTCCAGTATAATTTAACCATAAGAGGTATTGTATACACTTTTCTGTATAAAAATAAAAAAAATTTTTTTATTTTTTTTAAACCCTGGTACAATTGGTACAATTTAAAAAAGATAATAATACCAACAGTTATTCGTTCATTTTTGTACCAAAAGGGGTTGGTACAATCAGGTACAATTGGTACAATTGTTAAAAACCTAGTAATACCAACGATACAAGGGACGCGCGCATATGATTCTATAAATAAATTTATAAATTATAAAACCTGGAGTATACATAGCCATGCCCAAGAGAAATAAGAAATCCAAATTTAAGCACGTTTTGATCGGTTCGAAGAAGTATTATTTTTATCGACTAGAGTGGATTGACATAACTGGGGATGCAGGCCATGCATCAGTCGAAGAATTTGATAAATTCGAATGCAGCAAAATGATAACACATGCATACATTTACAAAAAAACTTCCAAGTTCGTTTGGACATTTTCTTCATATGAAGATAAAGACGTTTCATTTTCAGACCGTAATGTGTTTCCTGTTGGTTGTATTGTTAAGATGGAGAAGATTCCTATTTAGGATCTATTGTTTCCTTGGCTACTTTTCGTGCCTTAACTATGTTTTCGTATCTGTTGATTTTGTTTTTGGCTTCTTCTGAGGATACTTTTTTACTTACAATATATTTTTGATCTACATAGTAACCCATGAGTTTACCTCTCAGCTCTTCAGCTCTGACTCCTGTTGCTAATTGGCCTTTCTTTTTAGCCATATCCCTCATTTTACCTAGCTCTGCTACGTGTCCGTCATGATCTACAAAGTATTTCTCTTTGAGTTCTTGTCTTAAAGATTGTTCGTAAGCTACAACCAGAGGATATTCATCTGGATTCATAAGTCTACTGCCATAATGTACAGGATCTGCATAGCCAGCCATTCTAGCTGCCTCTGTTTTACTGCACGGTTCGCCGTTGTTTCCAAACACTAGAAGTTGACAAAACTTCTCTTGTTGGGCTGTTCTCGCTTTAGGTCTTCCCATAGTGGTTGCAATATATCCCACATAGTTTATATATACAACTAGAAATATGATAGACGGAAAGACATTCAGATCAGGTTTAGACAAGTTTTTTCAATCTCCAGTGTGTCAAGCTGCTAGAGTTCAAATAGAATTACCTAACGGAGAATTTTATGACATTACTGGTGGGAAACTTCTTGAAAATAAAATAATTGGTAGTAAAGAAACTCATCGATTAGTTTTAACTTGCAAAAAACCAACAGAAAAAATGGGCATGCCCGTAAAAATTCTGTAAATTCTTTGGACCGAATTATGGCTCAGAAAAAAGTTATTTCTGAACGTAACTTGTGGAAGAATTTAAAGAATGCAACACCTAAAATTTCGTGGATTAGATTGGAAAACTGGGCCTTACTTGGCACTCCTGATCTATTGGGTTATTCTCCTAGTGGCACCTTTTTTACAGTAGAACTTAAATCAGTAAAGTCCAAAAAAGTCCAAGTTTCACCACATCAAGTAGCCTTTCATGTGAAACATAAATCAAATACATTTATTCTTTGTGCTTGTTCCCCGGATAAGGGGAAGGTACGCTTGTACCCTGGATCAGAAATTATGAATCTTTTGAGGGAAGGTATTGATCTTCCGCCTGTTGCTTGTGGCCTGGACGCTTGTCGGCTTGTGCTTGAGAGCTTGTAGGCTTGCTGGCTTGTTGCTTCTTCCTAAGCTTCCTGAGCTCTGCATAATATTTAGGATGATAAAACATTGTATTGTTTCTCCGAGATCCTTAGCTTGTAACCTGTTGCAGTGTTGACCAGCCAATAGCGCCTGTTCTCTGGGCCCATGTAGCCGTCTTTGTTTGGTTTGTAATCGTAAAATAATTTAATCATTAATGTTTACCGTAACACACGTTAGGTGTGGACCTGTCCCAGCACTGTCTACAGCTGCCGCATTCATTGCCTTGATCAGGGGCCGGGCACGTCCTGCCGTTTCCAGCTGTAACAGTCGACGTCCATGGCCACTGTTTAACTGGTCCCTGGTTTATCATGTGTGAGCTCATTCTAATAATTAAATTTGTTGGTATTGTGGCCGGATCCAATTGCTTCAGGAACTGAGCCTCCCGAGTTGGCATCCAGTGCTGGGTCTGGGGCGTGCGCTTGCACACTTCAAATATTTTATTTAAATGTTCTAAGCTCTGGATGTCTCCTGAGTCGTGCCATCTAAACCAGGTTTCACCTGTGATCAGTGTCACCATCGCATCCACCCAGCGAGGGTCTTGCAACGCTTGCAGCCTTCGATTCAGGGCTGCTTGTACGTTCTTAAATCTATAGCGTCCCTTCAGGGCATAACAGCCAGCGCAAACGCTGCCTGGGATCTGGACCAGCTTGGCGCCAGTCTTACATGCAACAGCCGGCAGGTTGTGCGCTGGTCCTGGCATCTTCGACGGCTTCGACAGCCCGCCGGTGATTTGTCTTGCTTCTTTTTTTAACATCATAATATGTCTACTTTCTTTTTAATCCTATAATATCCCATGCTTGCCGGCTTGTCAATTGGCTTGTTGCTTGTAGCTTGCCGCTTATCCAGGCACCGGCTGCAATGACACGCCGGATGGTAAACGTATTGACCGGGCGGCATCTCTGCCGCCAGGTCCTGGTTTTTAGTTTGATTTTTTTGCACTTCCACCTTGTATCATTACATTAGGGCTGTCGAACCCTGCACCCTTAAGTATGTCTCCAATTTTAGAAATCATCTTAACCTCTGCGTGCTTTTCGTGTTTGTCTTTGTATTTAATATATTCCTTGTTCAGGCTCACAGGCTCAAACTTGGTATAATAAAACAAAGTTCCTCTGTCGTAACCGTCTTTCACTCTGGTTGATTTTTGAGTTGATACATGCCACCTATTATCTTTGAAGATATAAATATATTCTATAAATACATCTCCTTGTATGGCGTTCATGTACATCCACTCATCTCTGTACTCTTTGGCTGGCTCTTCATCTCTGTCCCAGTCTCTTCCATAGAAACTACACTCATCTATGGTATCACCTAGATAGCTGGCATCTCCATGCTCAAACAGGAGTTCTGCTAACTCTCTTCTGTTATAATTGTCCACCAGGCATTTACCAACGCCATATGGATACCCATCAGAGTGAACATATATTACTTTCACTTTTTTATTACCGTCTTTGTCTTCAGGTAATTGTATTGCTATATTACTTCGTGTACTCATGTTTTTCTCTTTCTTGTTGTTTGGGATATCTTATATCCCAGAATATCCCAGGCGTCAAGTTCTTTTTTATTCTTTTTTTCTAGTTTAGAATCATTCTAAACTGGCCTGGTGGGGGGCTTGCTTGTGGGCGGGCCCACCCAAAAAAAAAACAAAAAAATTCAACCTCAGATTGTGGTTGAAGCCCTGGTACAATCTGAGGTTGATTTCATCAAGGACAGATGAAACTATAAAGTTGGTTGTTGTTGAGTATCAAATTCTTGTTTAGTGATATTAATTCTCTGTTCAGTTAAAGTATTAAACCACATATAAGTTATTTCATACCCACCACCGACATTGCTATCCCAACGATAATTGTATCTTTTTTGCCACGCATTTTCTTCTGTTAAAATTATTGGCTCATTAATCCGACCAGATACTTGGTCTATGGCTCTGTCCATAAAATCACTTGCCCAATCATTATAACAATTTTGAGAGCAAAAATTTCCACCACCATAATAGAAATTACTTCTTCTTCTAGTCTGATTTGTACGATTATCTTTGGAACCTCGTTTCCTGTCCTTTGTGTCGTAAGTATGGCACTTATGACTTTGGCAATATTTTAATGTCATTCTTGCCTTTCTCTATTTTCTGCACAACTTGGCAAACTTGTCCAAAATGCAACCAATCCTGCAAATGAAACTAATAAACCTATAGTTGTGTATGTTGAATGGATTGCAAGTATTAATCCTAACATTATAAGTGCAAATCCACACAAGCCTTTTATTATTAATAAGTAAACCATAACGATATAGTCCTTTCTGCTTGGGCTGACTATTCCACCCTGGAACTACCTTTCAGCCCAATGCTTTCATTGTTGTTAAGTTTTTATAAATAACAGATTTTAATATAATATCCCATTGACAATATGTCAAGAATAATATAAAACTTTTTTTAAATTAACCATTAACAAAGAAAGAGGACACATGGCTAGAATAAGACTAAATAATGAGTATCGAACTAAAGTTGGAAATAGAATTAAAGTACATCTATTTCAAGAAGATACCCAAGAAAAAAGAAAGTATGATAGTTTGAAAGCAGACCAAATTCAAATTAATGATGACGCATGGAAAATGGCAGAAAAAATTGTTCGTAGGCATTATACAGATGAAGATGTAGAGAAAGCATATTATCTGCAAAATAAATTTGCGAATGTTTCAACGATTGCAAAAGATAGTTGTTTCCATTTTCATTATCTTGGAACAAAAGAAAAAAGAAGCTACGACACTACAGAGGGAAGATATAATGAAGTTGTTTCAACGGAAGAAAATGTACCCATAGAAAAACATTTTGATTTTCGTTTAAATGGCGATATTGATGAAAATAATAATTATTCTTCTAATAGAGATAAGTCTTATGGTTTTGCTTTGTATCGAGATGAAATCAATGCACAAGAGGATTGCAACGCAGACATTTTAATCGAGCAAAAAGATAAAGACGACAATCCACATAAAAGAAAGTTTATCGAGAACAACGAAAAATATCTTGGGTTGAGTGGTGGTCGAGATAATGAAACCAAATATGGTCGAGAGTGGAATGAAAAATATCAACTCGATTTAATTGGTCGAGATTATTGTCGAGATAGGTCTATTGCTTGTAGTAAAGATGAATTTATGTTCTTGGTAGATTGGAAAAGACAAAAATCTTTATTTGTTTTGGCTCACGAAAAATGGGTAGAAAGTGTCTTAAAACAAATGGTTGAGGTCAAGCGAGGATTAAAGGGTTATAAATATCTTGATGAAGCTATTGAACTATCAAACGAACTAGGTCTAGCAATTACTGAGGCAGAAATAGTTAGAACTAACAGTACAGGGTTAGTTATTTACAATCCAAAAAATCTAGCTGAAAGAATAAAAGGTATGAAAAATACTGAAAAAACTAGAGAGCAAAAGATAGCAGAACGTGTTGCATATATGCAACAATCTGAAAAAAATGTTAATAACTTAAATTAAGCTATTGACTAATTTATGGGATTAATGTAAGTTAATCCCATAACCAAAAAGGTTATAGAAAGAGAAAAAACAATGATAAATAATAAACCCTTTGTTATCACTTACTACTCAGCAAGTGATAAGAAAACAATAACAAGAAATGCGTTATGGACAGATAAATGCAGATATTGGATAAGTAAGTCAGGCAGAATGTTGATGACTTATTTTGATGTTGACGCCGACGGATATAGAACTGCGTCAGATAGTTGGAGTATTAAATTATGAGTGATACTAAAACTAAATATCTAGTAATAGAACAACATAAATTTTCCATGTTTAATGATAGTTGGACAATTAAATTTGCAAGTGTTGATGAGGATGCAGCATTTGAAAAATTAGTTGCCCTAAGAACTTTAAACGAGGACAAAGAAAAAATTTATTACATTGTTGATATGAAATATCTTTGGTCTAAAATCGAAGAACCATTAGTATTGACAGATGAAGTAAATACAGAGGACAAACAACAGAAGTTGTTTTAATCTTTCGTACTCGGTGGGGGTGAGGCTAATCCCCACCAAGTATAATTTATATTAATAGTTGTATGCAGTTATTGCATAGACTATCCCAGAATATCCTATGCAAAAACTGCATAGCTCAGATTCCTAGGGGGCTTGTTAGCGGGCGGGCCCACCCCAGATAGAGGTACCAGCCGGATCGACTTTTTACTTTTGTTTTACAATACCCAACCCCCCTTTTTACGCAAAGGGGTCCCAGACCACGTATATATTGCTGAATTCAGACAGTTATGGTAATGATTTCATTTCAAGTTTAAAATATGAGTTCTGAAAAAAATTTTATAAAAATTTCTGAGGAAGACCTTAAGAAACATTTAAGTGAAGATGAGTACGCTGACTATCTTGATAGTAAGAAAGTTGAGAAACTAGAAGAAGCTGCACCAGAAATAAAACAAGACTTTTTAAGTTTTGTAAAATATGTTTGGCCTGAGTTTATTGAAGGTTCTCATCATAAAAAAATTAATAAAAAATTTAATGATCTCGCACAAGGGAAAATTAAAAGACTGATCATCAACATGCCGCCAAGACATACGAAGTCGGAGTTTGCCTCATACTTACTCCCGGCATGGATGATTGGCCAAGATCCAAAATTAAAAATAATACAAGCAACACACACTGCAGATTTAGCAATTGACTTTGGTCGTAAAACAAAAAATCTTGTAGACAATATGGAGTATCAAGAAGTTTTTGAAACAAGACTCATGGAAGATTCTCAAGCTGCAGGTAAATGGAAAACAGAACAAGGCGGTGAATATTTTGCAGCTGGTGTTGGTGGTGCAATAACAGGTCGTGGTGCTGATCTTCTAATTATTGATGATCCACACAAAGAACAAGATATTAAAAAAGATAGTAAGTCTTTTGACAAAGCTTGGAACTGGTACACGTCAGGACCTAGACAGCGTTTACAACCAGGAGGTCGTATTGTTGTCGTAATGACTCGTTGGTCTACAAAAGATCTAACTGGACAATTACTCAAGGCTCAGGGAGAGGAAGGATCTGACGAGTGGGATATTGTGGAACTACCTGCGATACTTCCAAATGGAAATCCTGTGTGGCCAGAGTATTGGAGTGTTAAAGAGTTAGAAAAGACTAAGGCGTCTATCCCAGTTTCAAACTGGAACGCTCAATATATGCAACAGCCAACAGCTGAAGAAGGTGCAATATTAAAACGAGAGTGGTGGCAGAATTGGGAAAGCCCACACCCACCTAGAGTTATTTATAAAGTTCAAAGTTATGATACAGCATTTTTAAAAAAAGAATCTGCTGACTATAGTGCAATAACAACATGGGGAGTTTTTGAAGACGAAGATAATGGCTACGGTATTATATTACTCAATGCCTTTAAAGATAGGTACGAGTTCCCTGATCTCCGACGCGTGGCTCATGAAGAGTACATGTGGTGGCGTCCTGATATGGTCCTGGTTGAGGCAAAAGCTTCTGGAATCCCATTAACGTCAGAATTAAGACGAATGGGTATACCCGTTATTAACTTTACACCAAGCAAAGGAAATGATAAACACGCTAGAGTAAACTCTGTTTCTCCGCTTTTTGAGAGTGGAAAAATCTGGGCCCCGATGCATGAACATTTTGCACAAGAAGTAGTTGAAGAATGTGCAGCATTCCCGCATGGTGACCACGATGATTACGTTGATAGCACAACGCAAGCGTTGATGAGAATACGACAAGGCGGGTTGATAGCTCACCCTGAAGATGAGAAGGACGAGCCTTTACCTGACCGAAGACAACTGGAGTATTATTAAAATGGAATTTGAAACTTACGCAGATGTAATTGACGCCTACAATTCAGGAGTGGCGGTAGAGCAAGGAGAGTCTTTAACTGATTACATTAAAAGAAATAATATTAAAATTAAAGAAATAGAAATGAGTCCGTTAGGAGACTTGGAAAAAACTTTAGGTTCCAGGGACCAGGACTCAGGGATCATGGCAACTGACGATGCTCGACTAATGGCTTCTCCGTCTGGTGACAGCGATTCTTTTATAGAAGAGAGAGGAATGGCCTCTCCATCTGGCGATAGCGATTCTTTTATAGAAGAAAGAGGAATGGCTGAATACCAAGATCCATTTTTAAAAGAGGAATACGACAAATATGTTTTTGACATGTTAGAACAAGGTCTAGAGCCAATGTCTTTTAACGAGTTTAGAAGAGCAGCGATTGCTGGTCAAGCAAAAGCACCAACAGAAGAAATAGAAGAAGAAATCAAAGAGAAAAAAGTAATTACACTAGCAGAAGGTGGCATCGCAAATTTACTGGGGGCCTAAATGGCCGAGTCATTTAATCGAAATCCTTTAGGTAGTAATCAATTCACACTTAGATCAGACGAAGAAATACAAGCTATCATTGATAGCTATCCCAGCAACTGGACTAAAAAAGATTTTAGAGGCGAGGGTAAATTAAATAAAATAAAAATTTTAACTCGTAAAGAAACAGAAAGACCAAACTTAAAATTTAAGTTTACAGGTAAAAGACAATTTGTAGAACCTAATAAAGAAAATATTAAAAGAACTGCAATAATAAAAAAAACTCAGGGTAGTAATATTTCTGTAATAGGTTCAGGACAAACTGGAAAACAATTTAGTCATATCTTTCCTTTAATTGAAAGTGCTCCTCCAGGAACAAAATCAACTTTTGTAATCGATGCAAAAATGAATAGAGCATTAGAGGGCTATAATAAAGTAGCGCAAAAAATTGCAGAAGAACAAGAGTTGTTAATTAAAAATAAACCAGAAGGTTACAAAAAAAGAATATTAGAATTAAACGCATTAGCAAAAAAGAATACTGAAACAGCTGTTAAAACTTTAGGAAAAGATTTTAAAGGAACTATTGGTCATTTTAGAGTTGATCCTGACACAGGAGAGTTTGTTAAAAAAGGTGGTGACTTTAAAAAAACTTTTGCCGGCATAGAAGGTGAGGATAAAATTTTCAAAGACATGACAGGAAAAGAAAGAAAAACTTTTGAAAAAAAAATATCTGCAATAGAAAAAGCAAAAACAATTCCAGGAGTTACAACTGCATCAAAAATAAAAAGACCAGAAACACTTCTTAAAAAATACGATCACCATGATCCTTCAAGTTATTTGTCTGATAAAAATCAATACGATAATTTTTTAAAAGAAGAGATAAAAGAAACTAAAACTTTTGGTAAAGCAGCAAATGAAATTAAAGATATAAATATTCCAAAAGGAACTTTACTAAAAGCTTCGGCTAAAGGTATTTTAAGAGCCATATCACCATTTGTGCCCTTTGTAGGTGCAGTGGGTGTAGGACTTGGTATATCGGATGCAGCCAAAGCAGCAGAGCGTGGATTAGAAAATGAAGAGTTAGGAATAGCTTATTTAGTAGGTCCAGAGCTAGCTCAAAAATATTCAGATTTAAAAGATAGGGGGTTTAGTTTTGATAAAACGACTGACTACGACGATACCTCCGCTTAGAGGCCCTAATCCACAGGGCTTGAATATTAAACTAAAACAGCCTATAGTGGTCCAGAACTCGGAGAAAATAAATGGCAGAAATAGACAAAGCTTTACCAAACGTAGAGCAAACAATAAAAACGCCTAGTGAAGAAGAACTTCAGGCAGCGGAACAAGTAAGTATTAAAGAACAGGTCGGACCTGAAGATGTAAAAATCGAAGAGCAGGAAGATGGATCTGTTGAAATAAATTTTGATCCTGAAGCAGTCAACCAACCAGGTGGTGAAGGTCATTTTGATAATTTAGCAGACTTATTACCCGAAGATGTTTTAGGGGCGATGGGTTCTAGTTTATTTGAGTCTTATGAAAATTATAAAAATTCTAGAAAAGATTGGGAACAAAGTTATGCAAAAGGTTTAGACCTTTTAGGTTTTAAATATGAAAACAGAACACAACCTTTTCAAAATGCAAGTGGTGTTCATCATCCTGTTTTAGGTGAAGCCGTTACACAGTTTCAAGCGCAAGCTTACAAAGAATTACTTCCAGCAAATGGACCAGTGCACACTCAAACAATGGGTGCACCGAGTAGACAGAAAGAAGACCAGTCTGTCAGAGTAAAAGACTTCATGAACTATCAACTCATGAATGTGATGAAAGAGTATGAGCCCGAGTTCGATCAAATGCTTTTTTATCTCCCTCTTAGTGGCTCTGCCTTTAAAAAAGTTTATTACGATGAACTTTTAGGCAGAGCTGTATCAAAGTTCGTGCCATCAGATGATTTGATTGTACCATACACGGCATCTTCAATTGAAGATGCAGAAGCTGTTGTACACAGATTAAAGATGTCAGAAAATGATTTAAGAAAAAAACAAGTGTCAGGTTTTTATAGAGATATAGAAATAAAACCTGGATACTCTACAGAAACAGAAGTTGAAAAAAAAGAAAGAGAATTAGAAGGTGTTACAAAAACTAGAGAAGAGGATATATTTACTATTTTAGAATTCCACACAAATTTAGATTTAGAGGGATTTGAAGATAAAGACAACGTCGGAGACATGACTGGAATTAAACTTCCATACATTGTAACTTTAGACGCAGGAAGCAGAGAAGTATTATCGATCAGAAGAAACTATCAACCTAATGATCCATTAAAAAAGAAAATAGAATATTTTGTTCATTTTAAATTTTTACCTGGTTTAGGTTTTTATGGTTTTGGTTTAATACACATGATCGGTGGTTTATCAAGAACAGCGACTAACGCATTAAGACAATTAATAGATGCAGGCACATTTTCAAATATGCCTGCAGGTTTCAAACAACGAGGTATTCGTGTTAGAGACGAGGCAAATTCGATTCAGCCTGGAGAATTTAGAGACGTAGATACACCTGGTGGAAACATCAGAGATGCATTTATGCCTTTACCATTCAAAGAACCATCACAAACATTATTACAATTAATGGGAATAGTGGTTCAAGCAGGACAAAGATTTGCCGCGATTGCTGATATGCAGGTCGGTGACGGCAACCAACAAGCAGCAGTTGGAACGACTATCGCTCTATTAGAACGTGGTTCAAGAGTAATGTCAGCAATCCATAAAAGAATGTATGTTGCAATGAAACAAGAGTTTGAATTATTGGCTGGTGTTTTTAAAACTTACCTGCCTCAAGAATATCCTTATGATGTTGTGGGGGCACAAAAAAATGTTAAGGTTACAGACTTTGATGATAAGATTGATATTATTCCAGTTGCTGATCCAAATATATTTTCACAATCACAAAGAATTAGTTTAGCACAAACTGAATTACAATTAGCAAGCTCACAACCGCAAATGCATAATTTATACGAAGCGTATAGAGATATGTATGAAGCGATTGGTATAAAAAATATAGATCAAATTTTACCACCACCTCAACCACCTATGCCAATGGACCCGGCAGCAGAAAATATTATGGCAATGACTGGTAAACCTTTTCAAGCTTTTAAAGGACAAGATCATAAAGCACATATTACAGCTCATTTAAATTTTATGGCTATGAACATGGCAAAAAATAACCCAGTTATTATGGGTGCATTAGAAAAAAATATTTTTGAACACATTTCTTTAATGGCCCAAGAACAATTAGAGTTAGAATTTGCACAAGAGATACAACAAATTGCACAATTACAACAAGCAATGCAGATGAATCCTCAGTTACAACAAAATCCAGAGATACAACAACAGATTTTAACGCTTACAACTCAGATGGAATCTCGAAAAGCTAAATTAATTGCAGAAATGATGAGAGAATTTAGACAAGAAGAGCAAGAAATTATGGGAATGTTTGGAAATGACCCTGTTGCACAACTAAAAGCAAGAGAATTAGACCTAAGAGCTATGAACGATAGCCTAAAAAGAGAGCAAGACCAAGAAAAAATCAACTTAGATAGAGCTAAACAGCTAATGGGTCAACAACAGTTTGATGAAAAGCTTCAACAAAACGAAGAATTGGCAAATTTAAGAGCTGACACGTCATTAACTAAGCAAGCAATGAGTCAAGCATCAAAAATGCAGAATGATTTGTTCAAAATGGCTGATGTAGAGATCTTGAAAGGTCCAAAAAGATAATATAAGGAGAAACTATGACAAATAAAAATACAAAAGATCCAAAAGTTACTCCAGAATTGGGTGCAGATAAAGATGGCATGCAAAAAGGCGGCATAGTTATCGAAACTACTAACCCAACTGAGTCACAAACTGTGGATGTTAAAGGTACTAGAAGAATTAGACCTGAGAAAAAACCTGTAAAGGCTACTTGGTACTAAATCATGTGGTTATCGGCAATTAAATTAGCCGTTTCTGCTGGAAGTAA